TCGTCAAAAACATTTTCTTTTATTGGGATATAAATCTTCTCACAAACCTTACCATCAATCATATACATAACTGGCTTGTGTTCTATCTGGGTGATCGTACTTCTCATAAGGCTGCCACAATTCAATAATATTTTCTTCCCTGCCATTTCAGAGAAGCTGGTGTGATTGTCTCCTGAAACAATAATGTCGAAATGATTTCCATTCAACAAGGCTTTTGCATAAACAAAGTCTGTCTGCTGATCCCATAATTTCTTTTGAACAATCATTTTATGAATTAACAGAACAGATTTTGTATTTTTAATTCTTATCTCAGGAATGATTTCCCCATACCCACATCCATATATTGTGTAATCATCAAGTGAGTATGATTTCTCTCCAGAGAGAATTCGCAGATTACCACAAGAATGCTCCAATGCCCCCAGTGCTGTATTCTCTTTCTGTCTGTATCTCATATCGTGTTGACCGTAGATTGATAAAACCATCACATCATCATAAGTTTTTAACAAAGAAACGATCTCAGAAAAGAACCGATAAGAAGGGTTTGGTTTATCAAAAAAATCTCCTGGTTGGAGAATACAGCAGTTATGTTTTCTTGCATAAGAGAATATATGAATTAACTTTGCCATCAAAACTGATCTGTAGTCATCAATTCTGTTTTTCGGCACATCTTCGGTAATATGCAAATCACCGAGCACCAATAGTTTCTTACGTTCCATAATTTTTCAGCTCCTTGCATTTGATATTTAATAGCGGGCACAAGGTATTTTTTCTTATTGCATCATCATACTCTTCCTGCAAAGTCTTTATTGTCTTATCCAATTTATTTGAGGACAATTTATTGCCAGTATATTTTGTCAATAGAAAATTTAGCCTTGTCTTGTCTTTTGAACACGCCTCATATTCATCAACCAGTTCCCCCAGTTCTTTGACAACACTTTCAAGCCTCAGTGTTCTTTCTATAGCCTTTTTTTCAGAGTCAACATTTCTGTATGCCTTTATCTTCTTTTCAAGAAGTGCTTTATCATCAAGTAAAATTTTGTATGTTTTTATTTCCTTTTCAAGCCTGTCAAACTTTGCGACAGCATCATCCAGGTAAGACAGCTCATCAATTTTTTCATCAAGATCAGCAATTTCTCTTTCATTGATTTTGATTTCTGTATTGATAATCTGCATCTCCGAGTTTATTCTAACGAACAAATGGTCAATGATATCCAAACCAGTTATCTGATTCAGCTTCTTTGATACTTCCCCAGCGGAATCATCCAGTAAGAAATAAGGCTGATGTTGTGATTGGATATTCAAATCAGATAAGTTTATCGCGGTCGTTACCTCTTCGGGAACATCTGCCTTGATAGCTTCATACCTCTTGTCCTCCATAATGTATGAGGACTTTCCATTAGTTCTATTCTTTACTATTGTGGTACCCCCATCCAGTACTAATGTTACACTAACAGGATCCTTATCAGGGCAATGCCAGTTCCTAATGGCTTCTCCTGATGGTCTATTGTTCACAAGCCATAGCAACGATCTTAGAACAGCTGTCTTGCCAGAGTCAGATGCCCCTGTAATGACATTCAACCCATTGGTAAATGTTAAATGAGTATTGGTGTGGCTTTGAAAATTACTTATGATCAATTCTTTAATCATATTCACTCCTGTATGAAGATGGAGTAGGGAGCCAGCCATTCGCAGACTCTTTCTGGCATCTTATCCCTACTTTCTACCTGCGGTGCTAAGTCCATCTTCATACCCTATTACATCTCGTTTTCATTTCGGTGATTCTGTCCCGCAGAGGTTTGATGTCCTTCTTTATCTCTTGAAGGACCTTTCTCGCCTTACTGGCAGCGGCCTTTATTCCTTTCTGCTCAAACCTATCGATGAAGGCACCTGCGTCGTTCATCTTCTCCTCCATCTCCTCAAACATTTCCTTTAACGTCTTAACTGCTTCTTTTTTAGCCATCAATCTTCCTCCTTAAAAAAATAATTGTTCCCATTTATCTAAACTCTCAAGAAGAGAGTTGAATCCATATTCTTTAAAAACATTTCTAAACTTGTCCGGTGTTAAAGTATCTTTTGTTACACGTGCTTTAAAATCAGGGCATCCCTCAAAAGGAAGGGATACAAGTCTGTTGGTCAGGGAAGAATCATATGTTTTTATCTTCTCGTAAGCTTTGCTTGTTTCTTTCAACTCCCGTTTTAAATACTTTATAGCGGTCTTCTCTCCCACTCCACTTGCCCCTTTTATATTGTCCGTAGAACATCCAGCTATCGACTTCACCTTCCTCCACCCAGAAGGATTGATCCTGTACTCCCTTACAAACATATCCTTTGTGTAGACGGATCCTTTTACATCACAGAGGGCACACCAATTCAATAACTGGTAAAGATCTTTATCACTAGATACAACTACAATTCGTTCTTTTGAATCTGTAACCAATGAAGCAATTATATCATCAGACTCATATCCTTTTTCTTCAAACACATTGGCAAATCCCATTTGAGGTAGGATTGTTTTTAACTTATTAAATTGTACGTGGGCAATCCTATTGCTTTCCTCTTCTTCCTCCGTCAGGTTTTGTCTTCTGTTTGCTTTGTACTCCGGATACAATTCTTTCCTCAATGAATCTTTGCTATCCCAACAGAATATAAATCTCTCTGTTTCAAACTTTCGGGACATATTAAAAACGGTCTTGAGAAAACCAAAAATGATTTCAGTCCTCCCGCCCCGATAAGTAAGGCCGGAGGACAGTGCAAATTTTTGAGCATAGGCCACGTAGTTGCTATCAATGATGATAAGCATTAGAACTTCTTCTCCCTGTGTACTTTTATATTTTCCTCAACAGCATTCCACTTATCACCGACCATCTTCTTAAGCTTGTCCTGCAATTTATTTTCTGTTATGTAGGAGTATAGTTTTTCTTGACTTGTGAATTCCCTACCATCAAAATCCATTCTCTTCTCTTTTTCACCATACAAATAAATTATTGATGAAAGGATGTCATCAACACCGTAATCAAAAAGAATAACGAATTCTGCTTCACGGAAGGCTTTGCTGACCTTACTTCGTTTCAGTTTTGCTTTAACTATAATTCCGTACGGCCTTGTTTCCCCTTTATAAGTTTTCTCCAGTTTCTTTTTCACTGCCAGCCAACAACACTGGTGTGTATAAAAGTCAAGGGCTTTCCCTCCACTCCTTCTATACTTCTCACCAAACATAACGTTGATGTTTTCCCTTACTTGGGAAATAACGATCAATGTCGTATCCTTTCCCTGTCCTATACCACAAAGATTGCCAAAGAACTTCCCAGAATATTTCTGCTTAGTCATTCCATAAGAGCCTTTCTCGGGGGCATCTTTATCGGCCGCATCCAAAAATGTATCAAGCTCTTCTTCAGAAGCCATTGCATCAAGAGAGTCCACAATGTAAAGTAAGAATTCTCCGTCCTTTAATGCCTTCACCCTTCTGGTGTAATCCCTACCAAATGCCTGTACGGTGGGAATCTGAATCCATTCCACCGCATTAAAAAAATCTTCCCCATACATTTCCTCAACGGGGAAGTCCATCACCCCTTCAACATTATTATAAACAATGTAAATCTTTTTTACTTTGGGAAATGTCTCTGGATCCTTATTCAATCTATAGTAACAATTTGCTGCTGCTTCAAGTGCGAGCAATGTTTTGCCGCTCGAGCCATCACCAATAATATTTACCACCCGTCCTCTTGCCCATCCTCCTGTTTTTTCTTTTCCGGAAAGCACAAGATTTAGAACCGCTGCACCACTGTCTAAAAATTCAACTTTCGTTTTAGAAAATTGAACAGCAGGATCCTCAATCGATTCCTTTATATTCTTTGCAATGTTGCTTGTCGTTCTTCTTCTTATTTCCATAATCAATCCTTCCAAAACCAATAATCACCAAGTCCAATGCAATCATCAAGGTCAAAGCCATACCACATTGGCTCTACTTGTTCTTCATTAAATAGAGGTTTTCCTTTTTTATTCCACTTATGAGCAATCTCTCCACTCATAACATTATATCCTAATACTTTCCAACCATCATAGGTCTTATAAACTGAAGAAGCAGGAAAAGGACTTTTATGTAATTTGCTCCAATCAACTTTTCCTGCTTCTGTTTTCACCATCACCCCATCAAGACAAAGATATTTTTTATTATCTTCTTCCGCCTCTACGTTCCTCTCTATCTTTTCGTTTCTGCTCTTTTATTTCTTTTTCCTTATCAGCACAAGCATCATAATTCTTGCAATCAGCACAAGCATCACTGCTGTCTATGTCTTCACCAAAACTTAATCCTTCCGGGCATTCGTCAGTTGGAATATTCTTTGGAACATCCTTTTCTGTTCTATTCCTATCTCTACCTCTCACATTCTCTTCACCATCAGATGTTCTTGATTCCTCTTTCCCTTTGGATTCCAATTCTTCATCAGAAGCGGAGTCAAAAATTTCTTTTATCTTATCATAATCAAGTACAACGATTATTTGATCGAGCTGAAAAGCATCATCAAGATATTTTTCATCGATGTCATAATCTCTAGGTTCTAACTTATGCCCTGAAACAGTTTTGAATTCATCTGCGTCTACATTAAAAGAAATGCTTTGACCAACTTCTTTGCGGGGATCAGCAAAAGGAATTACCCCTCCTCCTCGAGGACGGGTTGCAGCAGACTGAATTGCCTTTTCCCCATATTTATGAGAGGTCTCCCAGATTTGAACGCCTTTCTTTTCTTCTTTTGCGTTGGTAACATTGACAACATTATACACACTGCGTCTCTTAGGAGCTATATCTCTATAATCATCGTATTCCCAGTTTTTTTCCTTGATCATTTTGTTAATGTATTCACAAATGGGACAAGGCTTATTGTAATTTTTCTGAGGACAAACAACTTGAGAATTTGCTGCTCCAATATTATGATGAACATAAATGTCAAGATAATAGGCAGGATCTCCTTCTGGAACACGCATAGGCTTTGGCATATTATCCCCAGCCTCAAAAGGAATGATGTCAATGATATGAGGTTCATCTTTGGTAGCGCCAAACTTCACAAATGGGATATCCTTGTCATCACGAAAGAATTTTAAAAAAGTGTCTCCTTCTTTCCTTTCATTACTTTCTTCCGTCCTCTTTTTTAAACCCTCTCCCCACTTCTTCATGTCATACTTTCTTGCCATAATAATTTTCTCCTTTTTCTAAATTTTGTTGTCTTGTTTTTTCTTCGTAATAGGATCTCAGTATTGCTTTGCTTCCTAATCTAAAAATAAGATACAGGATTATAAATCCTACAAACACCAATAAAATAATTACTAAATGATTCATATCAACCTCTTTTTTTCATTCCTTCTTTTAAAGAGTCGTAGTGTTCTTTTCTTGTAGCTTCCTCCTTTTTATTTTTTATAGTTGAATTGTCCTTTGCATCTGATGCCCAATAACCAGAAATAAATAATGACACCAATCCTTTTAATGAAGTATTCCTCATATCAAAAGCTGATTTTGCTATTCCTAATATCCGAGCATCCTGTATCGACTGTAAATATTCTTCATTTGCTTTTTTATATTTTGAATTTTGAATGATGGCATTTGTTATGGCTGATTCAGTTATTTTATCAATTCCATATTTTCCAGGAAATTTTCTTATGTCGCCATCTAACTCTGCTTTAATTAAATCAAGCTTCTCTTTGATTTTATCTCTGTCATATAAAGCTTCTGCTTCCTGTTCAGCCCAATGTAAATACAATTGAGGTTGTTTAACAAGTTCTTCATCAAGCGAATTTTTATCAATAAAAATTTCTTTTTTGTAATCTCTACTCATTTTTTTATTCTCCTATTTATTTATTATATATTAAATTAACAAATCTTATCAATTTATTTTGTCAATATTTTTATTTTTTCAGAAAAATTATTTATGCTATCATCGATAAGGTATTGTTTTGAATTATCTCGAGCAATCATTCCGGGATGAACACTCCACCAAATCCAACATCCATATTTTTCATTCCAAGTCGTAGAAGCATTTTTGTCGATTATTCCTTTTTCTAAATTTTCAAAAAAGTACAGAGAAGAATTTCCGACAGCTAAAATAAGAATTGGTTTTAATAGATTGATTTCTTCTTCCAGCCATACTCCACATTGTTTAATGTTTTCTTTAGAGGGCTTTCTAGATTTACTTGGGAAGCACTTACATACATTTGTAATATGAAATTTATTCCTTGACATGTTAGTGCTCTTTTCTATTTGCTTTAAGAAGTTCTTAGCTATATCTCCATAAAACGGAACGTTGTATTTATATCCTATTTTACTAGGAGCTTCACCACATATCATGATGTTTCTAAGACCGTGTTTATAGTTGACAGGACGATCGCATTCATTTCTCAAATTACATAATTTACATATAAGCTTTTTGTCTTCGATCTTTTTATTGACAATAAAACTTTTTAAATTGTCGCGAATCTTTTTGTCAAGAGAAACTAAATCAGTCAAATTATTTTTATCGACATCGACAAAATTATTTTTTAAATTAGGCATTAAGTTGATATTGAAATTGTTTGCATTAAAAGAAAAGACTCCTTTTCCGTTGGCAACATCAGATATCAAATTGTCAATTTTGACATTATTAAAAAACCCATCTTTATTTTTTCTCTTAACTATTTTTTCAGCGTTTTTTTCCCCTATCCCTTTTATTTCTATAAAAGGCATATATAAAGATTGATTGTGTATTATCCATTTTTTAGAATCAGAAATGTTGATTGTCGGAGGTTCTATTTTAACATTCATTCTGATAGCTTCTTTGATGATTTCTTCCTTTTTATCATTAGGAGACATTGATAGAAAAGCACACATAAATTCCATGGGATAATTTACTTTTAACCACATATCAATATAGGATAGCATTGTATATGCAGTAGCATGAGCAAGATTAAATCCATATCCTCCGTTGAATTTCAAATACTCCCACAAGTTTATTGCTTCCTTTTTATCAACTCCGTTTTTAATACATCCGTTGATAAATTTGCTTTCATATTTTTCTATGTTTTTTGTTCCTTCGGTTTCAAACATTTTTCTGATAGAGTCTGCATCAACAAAATCCATTAAAGCTACTTCTGTGACTATTCTCATTAGCTGTTCTTGGTATAAAATTATTCCATAGGTGCTTCCAAGAACGTCGTTTATTTTATTGTGTTTGTAAAATATTTTATTTTGATTTTTCTTTCTGATTATAAATTCGTCTAGAAGACCTCTCTTTATAATAGCTGGTCTATATAATGCTGTTGCATGAATTAGGGTTTCAAATTTTTCTATTTTAAGTCTTTTACAAAAGCTTCTTAATCCTTTTGTGTTAAATTGAAAACACCCTGTGCAATTTCCTAAAGAAAATTCTTCAAATATTTTTTCATCATCAAAAGAAATATTTTTGATATCAACATCGATATTTTTATTTTTCTTAATTAAAGAAATGCATTCGTTTACTATCGACAAATTGGATAGACCTAAAATATCAATTTTTAGCATGCCCATATATTCAGCATCTTTTTTATCCCAATTAATAGATATTTCTTTATTTTTAATTAGATTTGCTTTTCCGCCATCTATTATTTTTTCTTTAGAAATAACTATTCCTGCAGCATGAGATCCTACTCCTCTAATTTTACCTGATAGTTTTTTTGCAATTTCTACTTCATTTGAATATTTTTGATAGAATTGTTTTCCCTCTTCTGTATTTTCAACAGCCCAATCAATGTTTTCATCTCCTCCGAGAGAATTGGCAAACATATCAATATCAGAAGAATTTATTTCAAATACTCTTCCAACATCTCTGATAGCCATTCTATCTTTTATTTGTAAAAAAGTAGAAATATTGGCAACATTATATTCTCCGTATAAATCAGATAAATGTTGTCTCAAAACATCCCTTTTGGTATCTTCAATATCTAAATCTATATCTGGAAAATCTTTTCTGCCAGGAGAGATAAATCTTTCAAACATCAAATTCCATTTTATAGAATCAACGTTAGTTATGCCGAGCAGATATGCTATTAAACTGCCAGAGACGCTTCCTCTTCCAATTCCAGTTAAAATATTATTTTTTCTGCACCAATCTGTTATTTCCCATACAATCAAAAAATAATTGGAAAAGTTTTTATCCCTGATTAATTTAAGTTCATAATTCATTCTACTTAAATAAAGATCTGTATCAAAGAATTCATTTCTTTTTTCTCTGAATTTTTTTCTACACATCTTTGCTAATATATCATCAGGATTTCCTTCCATTCCTTTTATAAGAGGCAGATCAACTGGGTATCTTTGTAAAACAAACTCAGAACATTTTTCAGCAAGGTCAATTGTATTACTTAAAGATTCAATTACAAACCTTCTGTTCAGAACTCCTTGTAAAGAAAAAGATTCAATCATCTCGGAATAACTCTTTAGATATAAATCATCTATACTAAATTTCCATCTGTTTTTGTCACTCCATTTTGCTTTGCTTTGAATTGCTAAAAGAACTTCTTGGATAAAATTGTCATCCTTATTACAATAGTGGCAGTCGTTAGTAGCTATCACTTTTATATTATTTTTTTTATGAAGTTCTGCTATTCGTTTATTGAGTGATTTTTGTTTGTCGTAAATCAATGGCATTATTTCTAGGTAGACATCGTCTTTAATAATGTCAATGGCATCATATAAAAAATCCATTCCCTCTGGATTATTAATAAAAGAAGAAGTACATGCAGTAGATATAATCAATCCGTTGAGATTATTTCTGAGTAAATCATAATCTACTCTAGGGCGAAAATAGAATCCATCTATGTTGGCTATGGTCAATAGTTTTAATAAATTTTTCCAGCCTTCGTGATTTTTTACAAACAAACATATATGGCTTCTTGATTCTCCTTTTTCTTTTATGTTGATATTCGGAACAACATACATTTCACATCCAAAGACGGGAATTATTCCAACCCTGTCGCATTCTTTTTTATGTTCAATGACACTATTAATATTTCCGTGATTTGTTATGCCTTGATATTTAAAGCCAAGATCTTTAGCTCTATCAACATAATGGGCTGGAGTAGAAACCCCATCTAATATAGAGTGGTAATCATGAACGTGAAGATGACAAAAATCTTTACTCATATTTCGCACTTTCTTTAGGGTTTTTTATTATCAAATCTATTTTGGAATAAGAAAATAGCTCTCTAGAAGAATCCACAAGAGAATGACTAAAAATACAAACTACTTTTTTTATTCCTGCCCCTATTATACTTTTTGCGCAAGTAGGACATGGAACCATAGTACAATAGAGTGTAGAGCCATCTAGTTTGATTCCATGTTTAGCTGCATATATTATTGCATTTTCTTCAGCGTGTATGGATCTGCAGCAATGATCTGTAGAATTCCCCTTGCTGTCAATGAATTTAATAATGTCGTGGCCAACATCATCGCAATGCGGCATTCCTGACGGAGATCCAACATATCCAGTAGAAATAATTCTGTTGTCTTTAACTATTATGCAACCAGATCTTCCTCTGTTGCAAGTTCCTCTTTTTCCTATTATAGGAACTATCTCTAAAAATATATCATCCCATTCTGGTCTCATTAAAAAATACCTCTCTTGTTTAGATCAATATAAAATGCATGAAGACTTCCTATAAAGTGGGTGAATGTTCCTACTTCAACATTTATTTTTTCAGAAATATAAAATAACATTTTTATAGCTAGAGCTACATCTCCAGCAAAATGTTTTAAGAAGTCGCAGCTTCTCATTACATAAATCATCTGAAGCTTATTGTTCCTAATAAAGAATTGATAATACATCGAACAAGGAACTCTTCCTTTACTTCCCCAATTCATAATATCTTGGTGATAATCGTATATGGTGATTATTCCCTGTCTAGTGTTCCTTCTAGAGGTCAGTTCTCTCAACAACAAAGGTAATTGGCCTCTGATTCTTTCATTGTATGTATACTGAAACATTCCGTCGTGAAGATATTGTTCCCAAAGCTCAGAATTAATTTTCCAAGCATCTCCTGGATTTAGAAATTTATCTTCTATTCTTTCCATGAAATCTTGGCTTACCCACTCTTCACTGATATTCAAATATTTGAGCATCTCATCGAGTTTGTCATATCCTGTTAATTTGTAATCATAACCTGTCAGCTCCAAAGTCATAAAATTAGGGTCGTCTTTTACTACTTTGTCTTGAACAGTTTCGGATTGAAATTTTATTCCCATTTCAAATAAATCTCTTTCCACTTCTCTTATCATTTCGTAACAATCTTTGTAAATTCTCACTTTTATTCTCCTTTTTTAAAAAAGTTTTAAGTCTCTAATGTTGACAGATTTAATTAATTTGTCTTCCATTATTTCATGATTGTTAAAAGCCAAGTACTTTTTCTGAAGACGTTTTGTTGCTCCATATTTCGAAAATACTTTTTGATTTTTAGACCAATATTCATCTTCAAATCTTTTAAAATTTCTTCTAAAGACTGCTTTTATATTTCTTAAAGTGAGAGGTTGATCTAAATCATTCTCATCACATTTTTCAAAATCATCCATTAGTGTTTTGTGAGTAAAAATATATGGAAGCATTCTAACACAACTAATTTGTTGATCGGAAATATGCCAAATGAATCTTATTTTTTCAGGAATATAAATTTCTTTTGCTATGTGATAAATTATTCCAGCATCTAAGAAACTCATATATCCCATAAAACAAGTTCTAGAAAATAAAATCAACTCAGGGACATTATCTTTTCCTATTCTGAAGTTTATAGCATGCAAGCAACCACCCCATTTATGAACTTTACGATCATCTTCATATTTCTGATGAATAAAGTTCATTCCTACTGTCCCTTTTCTTCTCCCTATCATTTCTTTGGATTTTCTGATAAAGATTTGAAGTTGGCTTTTATCAATATATGAATTAACTAGTCTGTTCCATCGAGAATTAGTAAACCATAGATTGGATCCAAAATCAAAATCATATTCACAATTATCAGAGACTATAATTACATTGTAAATATGAGTATGACTAGAGCCTACAAAATCCAAATTGTTAGAAAACAAATGATACCTGATTGCTTTTTCTAAAGATCTGTTGATATTTTTACTGTGAATAAAGTGAAACATTTTTATTTCCTGTTTTATCTGAATTTAGAATATATACTTTTGATTTCTGGATTAATTCCATTTCCTCCTTTTTCAATCGAAGACGATAAAGAAAATCCATGTAATATTCCAAGATCTTCTTGTTTCAAAATTAAATTGTAATAATTTCTAACCGCACTTTCTTGAGTTTTAATTCTATCAAAAAAAGTAGAAGTTTTTTGCATCCTGTTCATGAATCTAGTAAGTTTTGTTTTTTCTTTAGAACTCATTTTGTGATGCTTTTCTTTTTGTTCATTTACAACATAAAAAACCAATTCGATTATTTGTTTAATTATACTTTGAATAGTCTCCAGTGAATAATAATTTATTTTTGATGAAAACATTAATACCAAATGGTGAAACACCTCTTGAATCGAATCACATCTTATAATGCTTCCATCGTTTATTTTTACTTTAAACATTTAATATTTGCTTCGTTGTCTAAAAAGATTTACCTCTGATTTTTTAAAATACATTCTGTATAAATCTTCTGCATCCATTCCTGACAATATACATAGTTCAATAAAGAAGTGAAAGGCATCTATCACCTCTTCTATATAATGAGTTACATCGGTTTCCATTTGTGTTTGTTTCCAGGGCTTGTTTTTTAAACAATTCATTGCTTCGCCCAGCTCTTCTGTAATCCTCCAAGCAAAATCTTTTAACCGAGCTTGTCCTTTTGCATCATCAATATTTACAGGACATAGTTCGGTTTGAAGCAATCCATTGTTTTTTTCTATATGATGATATTTCTCCATCAATTTTTTTTGTTTTTTGAAAATAGAAACTAGCATATCTTCACCAACTGGAATATCCACATCTTTTATATCTTCAACATTCATTTTCAGTTTCCTTTTCTTTTTTGTTTTTACTTTCTACATATTTTCTTACAGCCAATCCCCAGATTGCGTAAGCAGCCAAATCAATCAAAGTATCTTCTACATTTTCATCGACCATCATCGACTTTCCCTTGTAGAAGTTTTTCAATCTATTGACTTTAGAAATAGTTTTCATGAATACGCCAAAATCATCAAACTCCAATAAAGGTTCAGCCCCGTAATCGTTAAATTTGGACTGAACCTTTATCAGAACGTTTTGATGAACTTCTTTAAAAAGATTTAACAGAGTTTCATTCAAAACATCTTTCATTTAATTACATTCCTTTCGGCAACCCCTTGTTGTTTTTCCATCTGTTTGACCAGATCTTCAGAGTCTTTTCTTTTACTCCAAGTTTTTTTCCTTCTTTGAGGAAATCTCCCTTGGATCTATACACCTTGTAAATCGTCAGTTTTCTGCTAGGCTTTTTATCGGATTCTTTTGAAGACTTCTTTGCAGCAGGCTTTGCAGCAGGCTTTTTGGCAGGTTCTTTCTTTTCAGCAGGCTTCTTGGAAGATTTCTTTTCAGCTTTTGCAGGCTTCTCATCAGGTTCTTCGTTAGGTTCTTCGTCTGACAAAAACAATTTTTTGTAGGCAGCTCTAATTTCTTCAGGAAGAACTTCCTGACGTTTAGATTCTGTTGATCCTAAAAGATCGTTTTCAAGAACAGAATCAACTGCGTTTCCAAATAACTCTTTCAATTCCTCTTCTTTGACCTTTATGTCAATAGGGTCAATAACTGGTTTTCCGTCAACTTTCAAACTGTTAAACTTCTTTGCTAATTCTACTAATTCTTTTCTGTTCATTTTTAAATCTCCTTCTCTTTTGGTTTGTTTTTAAATATCTTCTTTGTTCCTTTATTAGTATTATATATTACTTTTAAAAAACTTGAGTAATTATTTTGTTTTTTCTTTTTCTTTATTATCGTCAATAATATAAGCTATTTCAGAATCTAAACAAACTTGACCTAGTTTCAAGTTTTGTAGTACAACGCAACTTTTCTTTTGATCGAACTCGTCTTCTCGACCAGCAACAACAGAAACTCTAATATATCCTTCTTTCTTTTCTTGTGAAGTTTGGTTTATAGCTATCATTAATTCAACATGAGCCATTTTCCTCCAGTCTTCAGCTACATCTGTTTGAGTAACATATTTTTTATCAGCTGA